GCTCTGTTGGTGTACGCTCTTGGCAAAAACCCAAAGAAGGCCGCAGAACTTGCAAAACTCAGTGATCCTGTGGAATTTGCTTTCGCGGTTGCGCGACTGGAGAAAGATTTGAAAGTAAGCAATCGCAAGTCAGCTCCGGCACCGGAGAAAATCGTTCAGAATTCTGGGCGTGTAGTATCTTCGGCGTCGGTTGATTCAACACTCAATAGGCTTCGCGCAGAAGCTGAGCGAACTGGTGACTATACAAAGGTCATGGAATATCGTCGGCAGAAGCGCAACTAAACTTAAGGAAATATCATGGCTAATTCATTTTCGAAAGAAGAACGGGTCGCGTTCGAGGACATCCTTGAAGGCTTTCAAGATGCTCTGGTTTTGAGCAAAAACGTATCTGTGTACCGCACCGATCAAACGATGATGGAGCGTACAAACAACGTTATCTGGCGTCCCCAGCCTTACATTGCCACTTCTTACAGTGGCACCGATATGTCGTCCAACTTTGACGACTTCACCCAATTGTCTGTGCCTGCCACCATCGGTTTTAGCAAGTCTGTCCCCTGGGTCATGACCGCAACCGAATTGCGTGACAGCATGCAAGAGGGTCGCCTCGGTGACGCTGCCAAGCAAAAGCTGGCCTCTGACATCAACGTTGCAATCATGAACGTGGCCGCCAATCAAGGCACCCTGTTCGTGAAGCGCACTTCTGCTGCCTCCGGCTTTGATGATGTCGCACAGTGCGAAGCTATCATGAACGAGCAAGGTGTTCCCTCTTACGACCGTTTCCTTGCCCTGTCCACCCGCGACTACAACGGCATGGCTAACGACCTTTCGAAGGCTTCCCGCTCTTTCGGTAACGAGATCAGTGATCGCGCACTGCGCAAGGCATTCGTCGGCGAGATGGCAAGCTTCGGCACCTATAAGTTTGACTATGCTAACCGCAAGGCTGCGGCCGCTGGCGGTGCAGGTCTGACCGTTGACACCCGCGTGTCTGCTGGTAATTACTACGTTCCTAAGGCCACCTCTGTCGCTGCTACCGGTGAAACCTCAAACGTTGATAACCGCTTCCAGACGATCACCATTTCCAGCACGACCAACGTGGCCGCTGGCGATGCGTTCACGATTGCTGGCATCAATGCTGTGCATCACATCACTAAGGGCGATACCGGCCAGTTGAAGACCTTCCGCGTCATCTCTGTGCCAAGCTCTACCACCCTGGTCATCAGCCCACCCCTGATTACCGCTCAAGGTGGCACCGATGCTGAAGTTCAGTATCAAAACTGTGTTGCAACCTCTACGGCTTCCAATGCTTCTATCGTGTTCTTGAACACGGTCAGCAACTTTGTGAACCCATTCTGGCAGCGTGATAGCCTGGAAATCTTGCCTGGCCGCTATGCTGTTCCTTCTGACGCTGGCGCTGCTGTGATGCGTGCATCTACTGACCAAGGTATCGAACTGGTCATGCAGAAGCAATACGACATTAACACCATGAAGACCAAGTATCGTCTGGATACCCTTTTCGGCGTTGTGAACAAGCAGCCCGAGATGTCCGGCGTGATCATGTTCTCGCAGACCTAAGATATAACTGGCCGGGTCATCCCGGCCTTTTCAAAATTCAGAAAGGAAAATCATGTCTAACTTTGTTGCAGTGAATGGCGAAGCCACCGTCACTATTCCATCTGGCGAATCTATTGCTGTGTTCACTCAGGGCGAGGCTCAGGTTTCCCGTACCATCGGGTTCCCTAACTACCCAGACCAAACGACTTTGATTGGAACGGTGCGCAATGGCCAAACCGTTTTTGGTCCATATGCCTCTGGCGCAACCATCGTTGTTGAGTCGACTGGCAGTCAACAAGTTTATTTCGAAGTTGGAACGGCACCCCAGGTGCAGCAAGGCCGTCTTAACAATCAAGTCCAAGGCGATCCTACCAACATCACTGACGGCGGTTCCATGGCCTTCACTCCTGCCGCTCTTTTGAGCGGCATCGTGACTGCTACGCCTACCGCTGGTCGCAACATTCAATTGCCCACCGGCGCTGCTCTTGATGCGGCTTCCGAGTTTGCAATTGGTGATAGCTTCGACTTCTCGCTTGTGACCCTGGCTGCTTTTGCTTTGACGATCACCGTTAACACTAACGTGACCATCGTTGGCGCACCTGCTACCGCTGGCACCGCTGGCGCTCCTGCTCGCTTCCGCGTTCGCAAGACCGCTGCTGATACGTTTGTTGTTTATCGTATTGCCTAAGCTGTAAACCTGGCCCGGGGAGCGATCCTCGGGCTTCTTATGGAGCAAGTGAAATGCCGCTCAAAAAAGGTTATAGCCAGAAGACGATCAGCTCCAACATTTCTAAGGAAATGAAGGCTGGTAAGCCACAAAAACAAGCTGTGGCGATTGCACTCTCAACCGCTCGCACTGCTGCGACGAAGGCAGGCAAGCCTAGCAAGGCACCGTCCAAAAAAGGCAAGTGATGGAGTTCCCTGTTTTTGTCTATCGTTGCCCAGGAGCCAATTTCGGGCCGAGTGGCACCACATATAGTTCTGCCGTCGCTGAAGACTCGAAACAACTTGAGCATCTGCTGGCCGATGGATGGAGCGAGAGCCTTGTCACGGCCGTGGATGCATTCCTGAATCCATCAAAATCTGTGGACGATTCCACGGAATCAGTGGATGATTCACCAGTGACGCGCGAGGAGTTGGAATTGAAAGCCCGTGAACTTGGGATCAAGTTTGATGGGCGCACTACTGACGCGCTGTTATTGAAACGTATTGAAGAAGCCATCGGGGGCAAGTGATGGGATACACAAAACGCCAGTTCGTGACTGCAGCACTGGAAGAAATCGGGCTGGCGTCATACGTGTTTGACCTGCAGCCTGAGCAGCTCCAATCGGCGCTGCGTCGTCTTGATGCGTTGATGGCTGACTGGAACGGCAAGGGCATTCGCCTCGGCTATCCGTTGCCATCCAGCCCTCAAGATAGCGATCTCGACGAGGAGTCAAACGTTCCTGATTCTGCGAATGAAGCCGTGATTCTCAACCTTGCCATCCGGCTCGCACCGAGCTACGGCAAGCAAGTCGCAATCGAGACAAAGGCATCGGCCAAACAAGGTTATGACGTACTGCTGCAGCGGGCCACTGTGCCACCACAACAGCAGCTCCCAGGTTCATTGCCGTCTGGCGCTGGAAACAAGCCCTGGCGCGTTTACGATGGTCCATTCATTCGGCCACCAGTGGATCCGGTTACCGTTGGCCCTGATGGGCCACTAGAATTCAATTGAGGGGTAAATATGGCTCAGATCAATCAATTACCGTTGATGTCCAGCATTTCATCGGGTGAGCAATTGCCCGTCTATAGTCCGAACAACGGCGATGCTCGGCGTGTTTCAATCGGTACCCTGCTCAATTACTTTGAGCAGACTTTTGCTAGCCCTACGGTAGCCACGAACGTTTATACGCCTGGCACCGGGTTCAACATTGCAGTGCCTACGCCTACCGGCCCTCAATGGATTCTTATCCAGCCTGCAGGAGCTCTGGCCGCTGGGACGGTAACGTTGCCACTGAACACGACAACGCCTGACGGCACTGAAATTTTAGTCACGACGACTCAGATTATCACCACGTTCACGCTGGCATTGAATGGCGCAACGGCAGCATTCGGAGCGCCTACGACGCTCGCAGCTAACGCATTTTTTAGAGTGCGCTTCGTACAGTCCACTAATTCGTGGTACCGTATTTCTTAACTTTAATTCTCCGGGGGAGTGAGAATGGCTGACATCATCAAGAGTTATAACGACGTTGCAAGACGCAATGTCGATATGTTGGACGGCACATATTCTGAGGTGATTACTTCAATTTCTCAGAATATGACCAACAAGTTTCGTGAGGCTTTTGAGGATTACGATCCGGTTAGCGGTGGGAGGTGGACGGAGAGCAAAGCATCTGGCGATCTTGTCTACGTGGACGGCAATGCTGCTGCTGCTTCATATCTTGTCATCTCAAAAGATCCGCTAACGGCTGGAACTGAGACTGCAATTACGTCAATTAGCCGAGTTTCGTTGCCAATTGAAGCCGCTATTGGCGCAAGCATGTCTCAGCGCACTCTCGGCCAAGAGTTCGCGATTGAGATGGTTGATGCTGGCGCACCGCTGTTAGATGTGCCAGACATTGAAATTAGTAGCATCAGCCAAGCCACTACGGTTCTGACTGTTGACACTGTTGCGCCCCACGGGTTGAGCGTTGGCAAAAGCATTGGTATCCGTGATTGCTCTAACTTGCTAGCTAATTACCCGGCTTTGGTGGTTGCAACGGTTACCAGCCCAACGCAATTTACTGCTACGGCTGGCCCTGGTGGTACCATTCCTTCGCAGACGATCGCCAACCCTGCAGGTGCTAAAGGCTTCGTATATTTCCGCGAGCGTCTTGGTCGCGCACAGAACGGAATTGCTCAGATTTTTGAGCAATCGACTGTGACCCAGGCAAGCCTGTATATCCGTTCAGAAGCTGGTGATGCTTTACCGTCCGGAACGATTGCTGGCAACCACTCTGTAACCGTTGGAACTACGGCCTCTGTCCAGCTTGTTAACGTTGCTTATCAGTACGCATTCAGCCCGACGACGGAATATCGTTTGTTTGTCCAGGCTGATCGCACGCAATGGGCCGATGGGGCTGTTGATGCCGTGGCGCAAACCACGTCACGCTTGTTACGCACCCAAGTTTGTCCTGACCCTAGCGCGACCTACAAAGTCCGGATTCGCTGCACCAACAACAAATCGCTGACCGTTCCTAACGCTCAGATTGTCTCGGCGGTTAAGACGGGCACTACGACGGCAACGATTACGACTGATCGGCCTCACGGGTTGGTTGCGACTGATCCGGTTGTTGTTTATGGTATTCGTGCGCAGGGCGCCACTGAATTCCCAAATCTGTTGACTGCTACGGCTGTTGCCTCTGTTGTTGATGCTACGACGTTCACTATCGTCATTGGTACCGCAGGCACTGTCACAAGCTATGGCGGCTATGTTGCCAAAGTTCAGGGCGGTAACCTGATGTCGGCCTTGGGAGCCAATGCGGTTGTTGCGCAGTCTGCAACACTATCTACCCTCGCAGACGGCACTCGACAATTGCTGGTCACAGGTAACACCAACTGGGCAGGCTTGTCTATCGGCGACTTGGTAAATCTCGTTGGAGTTCGTGACAACACGACTGGCGCCACCCTTGGAGTTGATGGGGCATGGAAAGTTGCAAACTCTGCGACTACTTCACTGACCCTCGTTTTGCCATACGCAGGAAGCCTGACGCTACCTGCTGACTTCGGCTCCACGAACTGCGGCGGCGGTGTCATCAAGCGAACCGACATTCGTGTTTCGTTCTTGCGCGTGTTTGACTATGAGCGTGAGCGTGTTGAGCTGCTGGCCCGTCCTTCTGGGGATCTTGGCGCTGCTGTTCCTGTAGCTATCCAGGGCGGTACCGTTACCACTGTTTCAACCGTTACTACTGCTGGTGTTCAAGGCACTCAAGCCAATAACGCAACGACGGTCCCAAGCCCTGTTTTGACCTCGATTGTTGGTGTTTCTGCTAACCCGGCGGCTGGCACCACGGCACGTCAACAGCAGGCAATTGGTACGTTGATCGGTGTTCCTGTTACGAAGCCCTATAGCATCCCTGAAGGCGAGTGGTCTTACGGCGCTGCGGCATCTGGCATTGTCAATACGACCACGGCTGTGACTATCAAAACGGCTGCAGGCGCAGGCATTCGGAACTACATCACTAGCATTCAAGTGATGGCTGAAACGTTGACCACGGCTACTGAGTTGGCGATTCGTGACGGTGCGGCAGGTACTGTCATCTGGCGTACTAAGATCCCGACCGGCGGATTGCCAACAACGACAATTGTTTTTCCAAGTCCGCTTAAAGGTACTGCTAATACGCTGCTTGAAGTGGTCACTTTGACTGCCTCGGGTGCCGGTGCTGTTTACTTCAACGCTCAAGGATACGCTGCGCCATGATTCTCGTAAAAATTCAGAGTAAGACCTACTCAGACGAAGTTTTACATGTGGTTGCGTCGGTAGAAAATGCGATTGGTACATTGATTGGTTCATATGCTTTGCCATTGCCTGAAGATGCCTCAGACAATCAAATCAAAGACATGATCCTTGACATGTATCAACACTGAGTGAGAAAAGCCCGGCCTAAGTGCCGGGCGATTGGAGCCAATCTTGAAAACAGATTCACGCTTAAAGCGCGCTGGCGTCGAAGGCTATAACAAGCCCAAGCGCACTCCAAGCCATCCGACGAAGTCTCACGTCGTTGTGGCGAAGTCTGGAGACCAAGTTAAAACTATTCGCTTTGGCCAGCAAGGTGTCAGCGGTTCACCGAAGCACGAGGGTGAAAGCGCAGCAGACAAGGCTCGGCGTGAATCGTTTAGGGCGCGTCACGCTGAAAACATTTCCAAGGGCAAGATGAGTGCGGCTTATTGGGCAAACAAGGTTAAGTGGTGAACTGAATGCAAATCCCAATCCTCAGCGGCATATATTCAGACAACGGGCCAGACCTACGCACGTCTTACCCTGTGAACCTTGTTCCTGTGCCGAAGAATAGCGGCATCGGTGCAGGATTCCTGCGGCCTGCTGATGGCATTGTGTCAAATGGAACAGGGCCTGGGGTTGATCGAGGTGGGATCAATTGGCAAGGGGTCTGCTATCGTGTCATGGGCACCAAGCTTGTGACCGTAGCCAGCAATGGGACTGTGACCGTACTCGGCGATGTTGGCGGGCCTGTTGATAGCCTAGTCACGCTTGATTACAGCTTCGACCGACTGGCCATCGTATCAGGTGGCCGTTTGTATTATTGGAACGGCACATTAACCCAAGTTACAGACCCAGACCTCGGCGTTGTTCTTGATGTGGTTTTCGTCGATGGCTACTTCATGACGACTGATGGCACAAGCCTGGTTGTCACGGAGCTGACTGACCCTACCCAGGTCAACCCGCTGAAGTATGGGTCCTCTGAAGTAGATCCTGATCCAGTGCTTGCCGTGTTGAAGCTGAGGAATGAAGTTTATGCGCTAAACCGTAACACTATTGAAGTGTTTGATAACGTTGGCGGTGACTTCTTTCCATTCTCTCGCATCGATGGTGCACAGATTACCAAAGGCGTTATCGGCACCCATGCATGTTGCGTCTATCTTGAGATGATTGCGTTTCTTGGCAGTGGGCGCAACGAGGCTCCCGGAATCTATCTTGGAGCAAACGCACAGGCCCAGAAGATCAGCACTCAAGAGATTGACGATATTTTGCTGAACTACACTGAGGCAGAACTATCAGAGGTCAAACTAGAGGCTCGCAACGACAAAGCTCATCAGCAGCTATACATTCATTTACCTGATCGCACGATTGTCTATGATGGGGCAGCTTCACAAGAGCTCGAGCAAGCCGTGTGGTTCACGCTGACCACATCGACGAATGGGTTTAGCCAGTATCGGGCTAAGAACATGGTTTGGGCCTATGATCGCTGGCTGGTTGGTGATCCTCAGTCGTCAAGTGTTGGTTATCTGATCGACACCATTAGCACGCACTGGGGCCAGATTGTGCGGTGGGAGTTTGGCACCATGATCGTATACAACGAGAGCAACGGTGCCATATTTAATCGCCTCGAACTAGTCTCATTGCCTGGCCGCGTGGCTCTCGGTGCCAATCCAATCATCACAACGAGCTATTCGTTGGATGGGCTATCTTGGAGCCAAGATCGTCCGATCAGAGTTGGCACCATCGGAGACACCAAAAAGCGGCTTGTGTGGTTCCAGCAGGGCGCAATGAGGAACTGGAGAATTCAGCGGTTTCGTGGTGACAGTCAAGCTCATGTCTCATTCGTTAGGCTTGAGGCTCAAATTGAAGGGCTGGTGAACTGATGGCAACAAAAAAGCTAGGGCTCACTCGCGATCAGCTTGCATCGTTTCTCAACGACCATGAGAAGGTAAAGCAGTTTGAGAAACTTTTCACAACAACAAATCAGCAGATAGACATCACAGATGGGACAGTTCTTGAGTCTGGTGGAGCCCTGGCGAATGCAAATATTGCGCTTGATCTAGTTCATAAACTGGCTCAGGATTCTGCAATTAGTTCAGCCATTGCTGACATTAAGGCTGAAGAAGCCTTATTACAGATTGACAGGCTAATGTCTGAAATTGGCGGATTGCAAATGATGCCTGTGCATCCACCAGTGAAACGGGCCAGATATGGTCAGTTTTATGACACGACCATCCAGACTGCTGCAGCGATCAATACGGCTTACGCAATCACGTACAACACAACCGACTTGTCCTACGGCGTATTTTTGCGGCCTGGCAACTCTGAAATCCAAGTTGATACAGAAGGCGTTTACGACTTCCAATTTTCTGTTCAGGTAGATAAAACAAGCGGCGGGACTGCAAATTTTTGGATTTGGCCTCGCGTTAATGGCGTAAACGTTGCAAATTCAGCCAGCCAAGTAAGAATTCAGGGAAATGATGCTGAAATTTTTAGCGCAGCGAATTTCTTTCTTGACCTGAAGGCTGGCGATTACGTTCAATTTATGTGGGCGGTGAGTGATATAAGTGTACAGCTCCAATACTTTGCAGCAGTTGCACCAGTTCCAGCCATACCATCTATCATCGTCACAGTTTCAAACAACATTAGGGTATAAAAATGACAGTTACGCCTAAGACTCTGGTGGCTCCCAAACAGATGGAGGCTACCAACACAACGCAATACACAGCGACGCTTTGCAAGGCGCTGATTGACAAGGCGACCGTGACCAACACTGATACAGTTAACCGCTCTTTTAGCGTTAACCTCATCCAGTCTGGCGGGTCTGCGACCAATGCAAACCTTATCATTGATGATCGAACCGTTGTGCCTGGCGAGACGTACAATTGCCCAGAGTTGATCGGTCATGAATTAGATGCTGGGGCATTCATCAGCACTATTGCAAGCGCAGCCACGGCACTCACGTTGCGCATTTCTGGGCGCGAGATCACTTAAAGGGAAGAACATGGAAGGCGCAAAGCTACCTAAAATTTTTGTCTCTCGCTTCGGAGGGCTTCCAGTTGAGGAACCATTCATCACGGCAGCAGAGAACAAGAAGAACACCAAAACGGTCATTGATGACTGGATGCTTGGCCCTGAGAAGCCAACCAACGAACGTGGGGCGAATAAACCATACTGGATGGCGCTGGCCAAGGCAATGCAGGTCGATGAGGCTGAAGCCCGTCGGCGTAGGTGTTCGAATTGCGAATACTACGATAATTCTGTCATGACCCAGGTGAAGATGGATCGCATTCCATGGAACGAATGGGATGTTGATGCTGGCTTCCGTGGCTACTGTGACAAGTTCGACTTTATCTGTCATGACCTGCGATCCTGTCAGGCATGGGAAGAGCGAGAGCAAGAGGAAGATTAATCAATGAGCGTCATTCAATCGCTGCATGACAACCTGACAAAGGCGTTTGGGTTGCCATCGTCTGCCGTTGAATGGCTGCTTATGATCTATCAGGCTATCCAGGTTTTTGATGACGTTGCAGACGGCGACGAAGTGACGCGCCACGAGCTTGATAAGACCATCTGGAATATGCTTGTTGCAATGCACCAGAACAAGTTTTGGAGACTGAATCAGGATGCATTGTCCCCACTGCTGGCTACGATGATCCTCAAGTGGCAGGCTTCAGACATCGCGGAGCGAGCAGGTAAGGCCGATGAAAAATCATTCGTCTGGCGTGCTGGTTACTATGATTTGGTTCTTGCCTCCGTCCAGATTTGCCACGGGCCAGAGATTGCTATAAAAATGGCACCATACGTGATGGCCTTGTATGGCGAGAAATTCGAAGATTACATGAGGGAATTTAAAAATGCCTGATCCAATATCCGGGTTGGTTGTCGGCGGTAGTCAATTGCTTGGCGGAGCCATGCAGGCTAGGGCAGCGGAAAAAGGAGCTGAGGCTCAATCAGCGGCTTCGATGGCTGGCATTGAAGAACAACAACGCCAATTCGACAAGCTTCAAGAGCTGCTCAAACCATACGTCGAGGCTGGTCTTCCAGCAATGCAAGCGCAGCGAGCGATGTTAGGACTCACTACTCCTGAAGAACAGGCGGCACAGATCGCCCAGGTGCAGGGCTCGCCCATGTTCCAGGAATTGACTAGGCAGGGTGAGGAGGCATTGCTAGCGAGGGCCTCGGCCACTGGCGGATTGCGTGGTGGTGACATCCAAGGCGCACTGGCTCAGTTTAGGCCGCAGATGCTTGCGCAGCAACTCGAGGATCGTTATTCAAAGCTTGGTGGCTTCACGGCATTGGGGCAGCAATCCGCGGCAGGTGTCGGCACTGCTGGAATGCGTACTGGTGAAAGCATCGCCGGCCTATTGGCACAACAGGGCGCGGCCCAGGCTGGTGCGGAGCTTGGAAAAGCACAAGCTTACTCTGGCTTACTTAATTTGCCTATGCAGTTTGCAGGGATGCACTTTGGATCTAAAGCCATGGGCGGGAAGGGAATTTTCTGATGGTTCAGCCAATTGATTACAGGATCAACGTCCAGAGCCCATTTGATGCTGCTCTTGGTGGGTTCAAGATCGGCGCTGGGATGGCCGAAATGCAGCAGCAGCGAGAACTTGCAAAGCAAAAACTTCAACAGCAACAGGCTGCTGAAAGCCGATTGAAAACTTATCAGGACACTTTGTCACAAGTAATTTCAAAACCATCTTCTGAAAGAACATGGTCGGACTGGGAATCGGTCTTTGCAATTGCGCCAAATAAAGATCAAATTGATCTTTTGAAAACGATGCAAGAACGTGGGGATGCGACTAAATTGCAATCTCAAAAGAATTTTGCATCTAACATTCTTTTGTCTCTAGAAACAAATCCAAATGTAACAAAAAACATTTTGGAAGAACGCATTTCTGCAGAACGAGACCCACAACAAAAGCAATTTTTACAAAGTGTTCGACAAGCTGTCGAAGTAAGCCCACAAGCAGCCGCACAGGCGGCTGAACTTGGTGGAGCAGCGTTGTATGGGAAAGAATGGTATGAAGGAATCTCTAAAGTAAGAGCAGAACGGCGCACTCAAGAAGAATACAAACAAAAGATTCGCAAAGAAACTGCCGAGGCCGCTGATACTCCTGAGAGACTAAAGCTTGCAAATCAATTTACACAAGCACAAATAAGAAATCTTGATAGCCAAATTAATGACAGGGCTTCTAGATTGAATTTGGATAGAGATAAGTTACAGTCAGAAGTAGATAAACAAATAAATGAATTAAGGGCAAAAGGTGCTCAATTAACACCAGACGCTACAAAATTGGTTAATGAATCGGCAGTTGCTTCAATAGCTTCCGAAAGATCTTCTGCATCAATGCTTGATCTAGCTAACAGGCTTGAAAAAGAAGGTGGTGGCTACGGCAAATTTAGCGGCTTAAACGCATGGTTAAGAAATGCAACAGGTAACCAAGACAGTTGGACGCAAACACGTCAAGAATATGTAAGATTAAGAAATGCTCAGGGTATAAAATCTTTGCCTCCTGGCCCGGCGACAGATAAAGATATTCAATTAGCGCTAAAAGGTTTCCCAGATGAAAATGCAGACGCTGCGACTATTTCCTCATTCTTGAGAGGCATGGCAAAACTTTCTCAATTTGAATCTGTTGCGGAAAAAGCAAAATCTGAATGGATAAACTCTGTTGGATCACTTGGCAGAGCCAGAACAGACATCGATGTTGATGGAGTTAGAGTTCCAAAGGGTTCATCTTATATAGATTTTGCGAAGCAATTTCTTGACAAAAAAGCACAAGATCTAGCATCTCAACAGGCAGAACAAACAATGCCAGAGAGAAGCTATATGAGATGGGCAAACCCTCAAACAGGAAAACAACCTGTCGGACCTGCAACATTTGGCGGACAATAATACATGGAAACTAAAGCCCCAAACAGCTATAAAGATCCATATTGGTCTGATTTGGCATCAAATACAGAGAAAAAGTTAAATCTACCAAACGGGCTATTGGTTTCTATTTTGACTCGCGGCGAGAGAAGTAATGCCGATCAGGTGTCTGAAGCAAACGCTCGGACTCCATTTCAGATCATTCCGGCAACTCGTGATGCCGTGTTGAAAAAATATGGCATTGATGCTTATTTGAGTCCTCAAAACTCTGCCGAGGCAGCAGGATTGCTACTGAGGGAATCTCTTGATAGAAACAATGGTGACATTTCTTTAGCTATTGCAGAATATCATGGAGGCACTAACCAAAAAAATTGGGGTCCACGAACAAAATCCTATGTGCAACGAGTGTCAGAAGGTTTGACTAGTGCCACTGCAAGAACAGGAGAAAAAACAATTGCAGAAGGTGGAACAGTAAGCTCTTTTCAACGCGCTCTTTCCGCTAGTCCTGTTTCTGACATTTCTCAAAATCAAATCGCTCAAATTTTTGATGCATACAAAAGTGGACAGATGACACCAGAAGAGGCATCTGATTTTGAGTCGGATGTGAATGATGGCAAAATCATGCTGCCGCGTGGAGCTTCACTTAATAAAAGCATTCAAAAACAAGAGCAGAAACCTGCCGCATTTGTATTGCCTGATCAAGTTCTTGATGCTTATTCATCAGGGAAAATGTCTCCTGATGAGATGCTCGAGCTTGAGAAAGATGTGTCCCGCGGAATTGTTGGAATACCAAGTTATTTTAAACAAGATTCAAAAACACAAAAAATCTGGAAAGATGTTGGCAGCCTTGTCCCTGGAACTCCAACGACTTGGGAAACAAAACCTGAGCCAACTTTAGGCGAAAAGATTATTGGTCAAGCTGAAACCGGCGCAGCACTTACAACCGGCCTAGTTGGTGGCGTTGTTGGTATGCCTGTTGGCGCAGTCAAAGGAATTGCGCAATCCATCTTAGATGGAAGCTTTGGCACTCCTGAGGCTGTGAGAATGGTTGAGCAAGAAGCATTAAAAGCTTCTCAGGCCATGACATACACCCCGAGGACAGAGGCAGGACAAGAGAAAACTAAAGAAGTCGCTCAGGTTCTGACTCAGGTTTTGCCGCCAGTTGTCCCAATGTTGGGAGGCCCACCTGGAGCTATTACGACATCAGCAAGGATGACGGCCTTACCGGTTGAAGCGGCTGCTAGGGCTGCTGCACCTGCTGTAAGGGAAGCTGCAGCAAGAACTGGACAAGCCGTTCGTGCGGGTGTGTCAAGAATTACTGGCGCTGCTCCTGAAGCTGCTGCCGGGCCTCAAGCTGTAGGCGCTGCAGTTACCCCAGCTGCGATTCAGCGGGTTGAAACTGCTGCTGGGTTGCCTGTTCCAATGACCCTGACAAGAGGGGCCGCAACAAGAGAGCCAACTCAATTAGCCTTTGAAAAAGAGCAGATTAAATCTGCAATAGGCGGACCATTGCGCAATCGAGCAGAGGAAAATAATCTGCAAGCATTGCAAAATATGGATGCTCTGATTGATATGACTGATGCCAAGGTCATTGAATTGACTGCGACAGGTGACTCTGTAATCAAATCATTAACTAAGGGCCTTGCATCAGCAAAGAACAAGACGCGAGTTGCTTATCAAAATGCAAGAAATTCGCCAGAATCAAACGCTCCAGTAAATCCTGGAACAAAAGTTACTTTTGACATTGATGGAACCCCTACTCAACTATCAGTCCTTGATTATCTGAACAGCAAACCTGTTGGAATTCCATCATCTGCTGTCACTGATTCAGTTAGAGGAATTGCAAAAAAACTCGGCATTGCCAGCGAAGATGCAAACGGAAATTTAGTTCCAATTGCGTCAACAGTCAAAAAGATGGAAGACTTCCGTAAGGAAATGAGCGGCATTGCAAGGTTTGATGACAACATTGGCATAAGAGACGAAACAATTTTAAAGAAGCTTATTGACGCTCAGACTGACCCTGTAGCTGGCCCTTTGTTCAAAAAAGCTAGATCATTAAGAGAGCAGCAGGCTAGAAAATTCGAAAACAGGGCGATTGTTGCGAGGCTTGTCAAAAATCGCAAAAATATGGATGACCCAATGGTTGCCGCAGACAAAGTTCTGCAAAGATCAATACTAAGCTCCTCACCTGAAGAAATTACATTTCTCAAAAGAGTGTTGGTTACATCTGGCAAGGATGGGCAACAGGCGTGGAAAAATTTACAAGGCGCAACCATCAATTACATTAAAAACGAAGCCACAAAAAATATCGGATCAGATTCACTTGGAAGGCCTCTGGTTTCTACGGCTCAACTGCACAGAGTGGTTAGAGGCTTGGATTCGAATGGTCGGCTTGATGTTATTTTTGGAAACAAAAACGCTCAAATCATCAGAGACTTGAATGAACTTGTTCAAGATGTGAACACAGTCCCTCCCGGGACGCTAATCAACACATCAGGAACAACGGCTACATTGCTTGCAGCAATTACAGAAGCTGCTGTAGCTGGATTGCCGGTCGCAACTGGGATTAGGCAATTGATCAAGATGAAGAAAGAGCGCGCCACCAAAGCAAAAATTGCAGAAGCATTGAATGCATTGCCTACTGTTCAGCCATAATTGAGACATCAACCCACGGGTGACCCATGCCAGCACTATCAATCAACGTACCTTTCCCAGTGTTCCAAGACCGTGATGGTCAGCCGTTGGACAATGGCTATGTCTATATTGGAACACCATATCTTGATCCGCAAACCAACCCTGTGCAGGTCTATTTTGACGACGCGCTGACGATTCCAGCGGCTCAACCACTGCGCACAATCAACGGTTACGTGTCGAATGCTGGCACTCCGGCCCAGCTTTATGTGAACGGTGTCAACTTCTCTATCAAGGTGCTTGATAGCAAGGCGAACCTGGTTTACAGCTTTCCGGACGGAAGCGGAATTAACCCAAATGCGTCTGGAATTCAGTATGACCCTGCAGGGGTTGGCGCTGTTTCAACCACCGTTCAAGCAAAGCTTCGTGAGACGGTGAGCGTTAAGGACTTTGGGGCGGTTGGTGATGGGGTTGCTGACGATACGGCTGCTATTCAAGCAGCAGTAAGTTCTTTGGCTTCAGGATCTACTTTGCTTTTTCCTCCAGGATCATACAAGGTAACTGCACCAATTACATTTTCTGGAAAAAGCAACGTAACAATTAATGGATACGGATCAACAGTTTATTGTGGATCTACAAGAATCCAGAGTTATTTCAACATAGACAGCTCATCAGACATTGACATCATCGGTTTTACATTTGATGCAAAAATGCAATCAATGCCTTTGTACACTCCAGGTGATTATGGAAACATCTATAACGCAGGAGTTTATACATACAATGGCGCACAAAATGTAAATGTTAAAGATTGTAGTTTTATTAATTTGTACACTGTTGCAGGATTTTTTAGAAATTCTACAAATGTTTTTGTTGCTGATTGCAGATTCAAATCCCCATTACAAACACAAAATCAGCAACTTGAGCATCTTCTGTTCCAAACAAGTGCAGAAGTAAATGTAAATAATTGCAATTTTGACAATGCGGCAAGTGTAAGCCCGTCCGCAAATGCTGCTGGAATATATGCCAGCGGCATTACAAAGTACATCACAATTGATGGGTGTACATTTAATTATTGCGGCAGAGACAACGCCGGAGCACACAGAGTTGGCGTAATAGACTTTTATTACGATGTCGACAATGTGACTGTCACAAACTGCGTATCAAAAAACACAATGGCTGAATTCATGCGCTTAAGCACATGCAACAATGCCGTGATCTCAAACAACCAAGTAGAAATAAATCCCAACTGCGAAATTGGAAGCAATACGCTATCAATGCAGTCTGGTGCAGTTTACTTGCCATCAGCGAACACAAAATGTAGAAATATTGTTATTTCTGACAATGTCTTTGTTAATGATTCTGGTGTAAATATTGCTTCATGCATTGGCGTATTTGCTTACGACTGGGGCGCATGGTCTGAAAATATCAACATTGAATCAAATAATTTTAGCAATTTCAGAAGAATGGTATCAATTAGAGGCCCGTTCAATGGTGTTAAAATTTCAAACAATCAATCAAACTCATTTTCTGGGTCATTTCCATCAGGAATTATTGATCTAGATCATATGGCTGGGATTGCATCAAGTTACGGAGCCCAGTCAAACTCATTTTTCAATAATCTTGAAATCTCAAATAACCTGATAAGCAGCAGGGGAGACAATGGATTTATTTCTCTTTCTCTAAATGCAATAACAACAACAGCATATGTCGGAGAGTTTAAGGTTTCAAACAATACAATTGATGCCACAACGACGTTGTCTGCGAATATTGGAATAAGCATCAATCTCACGTCTGCAACTCCAACAAATACAACTCTAAAAGTTGAAAATAATTTCATTCAACGATACAACTATGCGTTCCAGTTAAATAATTGCGGAAATGTTGTTCTTGCAAACAATAGATCGCAAAAGAATACAAATTATTTGATCCAAGGCGGAAATTTATCATTTAACGCATACGGAAATATTACTAGGAATGGTCTTCTGTTCGGCAAATCAAAGCTTTCAGGTGGAACAGTTACTGTTCTTGGCTCAGATTGCAACACAGGAGATAACATCATGGTTAGTTATTATGACAACTCAGGCGCAGCACTAGGAAGCCTTTATTTGGCAAACATTGGCAATGGAGTATTTGATGTCAAATCAACTTCTGGCACTGACGCTGCAAACGTTATTTGGCATATTGTGCATTGACTACTTATAAAAGGTAATAAATTGGACAATCAAATGATCTTCAACGCAGCCGTCAGCCTTGCCGGCTTTCTTGGTGGCTGGGTTCTGAACAACATTTACAAGGCGATTGAGCGTCTTGAAGATGAGGCCAGAACCTCCCCGGCAAAGTACGTTCGACGTGATGATTATCGAGAAGATATGAGCGAGGTCAAAACGTTACTCGGCAAAATCAGTGACAAATTAGACAATAAAGAGGATAAAAAATAATGCTCACCCTACTCAGCACAATCGTCTCGTTTCTAGCTGGTGGATTGCCACGGTTCTTGGAGTTTATGAAGGATCGCAGCGACAAGCGACAAGAGATTGAGTTGCTGGGTATGCAGATCCAGAGGGAGTTGGAACTTCGAAAGCTTGGCTTTGATGCAGAGGCCAAGCTTGAGGAGATCCGCTCCGCTCAGTTGGAAATGGATATTGCAAGCCGCGAGATTCAAGCCAGAATCGGCGCACAGAGCGACGAAATGAAGGCGATCTACACCCATGACGCTGCCATCGGCGAGGGTGCTAGCCAGTGGGTGATTAACCTTCGCGCCTCTGTGAGGCCCATAGTTACCTATGGGTTCTTCATTCTTCTGGTGCTGATCGACATCGGCATTTTCTTCTATGGGGTGGCTGCTGGCGCATCGTTCGTTGATGTTGCGGCGCAGCTCTGGGACGAGAACACCCAGGCGCTATTTGCCTCCGTGATAGCGTTTCACTTCGGCGGCAGAGCCTTCGGCAAATGAAGACTTCAGAAGTCGGCATCAGCCTTATCAAACACTTTGAGGGTGTCAGGCTCAAGCCATATAGGTGCCCTGCTTTGCTCTGGACTGTTGGCGTCGGGCATGTTTTGTACCCGAGACAGCATCACTTAACACTTGAGGAGCGTATGCATTTCCAGCTCGCTCCAGCTCACAACCGGACATTCACACAAGAGGAAGTCAATGATCTACTCAGAAATGATCTTCGTCGGTTTGAGCGAGGTGTTGAAAGACTATGCGGAAGAAACACAACGCAATGTCAATTTGATGCTCTGGTTAGCTTCGCTTTCAACCTGGGGCTCGGTGCCCTTCAGCGGTCAACGCTCAGAAGAAAGCACCTCAGAAAAGACTACGCTGGAGCAGCCAGCGAGTTTTTGAAGTTTGTCCGAGCAGGCGGGAAAGTCCTGCCCGGGTTACAACGGCGTCGTATTGCTGAACGACTTTTATACGTAAAGCATCACGATACCGGTGATGCTGGCGATGATTAGAACAATCATCAACAGGCTTGCCGCCATTGATGCGATGCCTTCAATCTCGGTGGGTTCGTTCCATTCGAAATCTGGAACGCAATCGCATTGACGACCTTGATCACAGTTACCGTTACACATCATCGTCCCCTTTCAGTCTTTGAACAATCAGAGTTGAATAGCCTGCGATGTCGTGCCAACTATCAGCGTAGTCAGCATCTCCGTTGATGATCCTGGCGATCTTGTGACAGATCATCTCTAGGGCCTCTTGCTGGTCCAAGGCAAGAATCTTGCCTCGATGCTTGAGGTGTGTCCGGATTACAAGCTTGAGATCTTGTGAGACCTCTGCATGTCCCGAAAACTTGCCGTATTTCTGGCCACGCTCTTGCAATGTTCTTTCCACGTTTTCACTGTGCATTTTTGAGTCTCCGCAAGCAGCCACCGCTTGCCTAGTTGCCGAACAGCACGAACCCACTCTCGTTGGTTGTGCCGGTTTACATCCCGTGAAACCGAACTGCTGTTCCACAGCTTTCTAACAAGTCTCAGGGCTTTTGTATTCATGATTTGGCGGGGGTGTCGGGCTCACCCGAACTTACCTTTTCAGACCCCCATATTTTTAGTCAATCATAGAGTCGATGATGTCATTGCGACACGTCATCACCAAGCGACCAAGATCCTCCAGGGTCATGAGGCCCTTCTCAACCTTGTTGCACGCCTCAACAAAAGTTGGCGTATCGTTTTCCATTTCATCGGCCACATCATCTAGCCGAAACTCGGCGATGAACTTAAATTGTTCTTCATATTCGCGCTCGTCTTGTTCCATTTGGTCGAGGTATTTGTTGGTTTGGCTGGTGATGTAGCACATTTCGGAAGCTCCGGATTGTGTGTTGCGATGGGTTCAATTGTGAGTGCGTTCACATTCCATGTCAAGGTGTTCTACGATGAACTCACCAATCTGTTGCTTTGCGTCATCACATCCCTTCGCGACAAGGCAGTGATATTGGTTGGCTTCTAGATAGTTGATCCAGTCCTTCTGATCTTGGCTCAACACTCCCCCCTTCTCCCGCTTCATCTCCACCCAAAGCCCCCAGGCTGGGATGAAAAGATCAGGAACACCTCTGCACACGCCTTCGGACTTCAGGCGAGTTGCCGTGGTGATGGTTCTGGCGCCACCGTTGGGGATAGCAAAGATCCGCGTTGCCGGAAAGCTCTGGCGGAACCACTTCACAAATTCGCGTTGTTCTTCGTGTTCTGTTCTCATTTGTCGTCCTCAAACTTGTCATCAAGTGCCTTCTGTACACCCTCCAGGCGCATTTTTATATCCACCAGTTCATAGAGAGTTTGTCGGTATGCTTCCCATGCTTTTTCCGCTCTTTGCCTCTCCGCCTCAAGCAATCGCTCAAGCCTTTGAAATTTGAGTTGTTCGTTCTTGGTCAAAATGGAATCTCCTCAAACCAGCTCGGGCATTGATCAATTGATTCTGCAAAATCTTGAGGCACCTTTTCATTGAACATGGTGCAGAAGCTGTGATCGGCGTAGTGATCGCAGGTGTAGCAGCACCTGGGCGGATATAGGTTCTTCTTGGCTTCTTTGATCTTCTCTCGGTACACCTGGACTACTTGAGGCTCACTCATTTATCCTCCACTCCCGGTTGATGATTCGGCTGTACTTGCCTTCCTTGCGGTACTCCACCACGCTCGGCGGCGTAGCTTTTGTCATGATCTTGGCGGTTTCCTCAAGGTCATCACTGTTGATGATGGCTCTTGATTTGTTGGCCATGTCTAGCAGAGTTTTGACTGCTTTCTGGCCCGCATATCCGTCATGCGTCACTGTCAGATACTCGGTAACCGGAGGATCGCTCAGATCACCGTAATACGTAACTGCGAACATTTCTTTGCCAGAGGCCTTGCTTGTGTGCTTTCGCCAGATCCAAGACCTTACAGACATCTTCGTGCCCTCAATGCCCATGATATCGTCAATGTGCAGCGTCAGGGCCTTTTTTTCTGGCTCTGGGAATGGAGCGCCACAGGCTGGACACTTCCTAGCGGAAATGGGGCACAACTCATGACACGCTTCGCACACTTTCACCGGAGCCTCACCATTGCCTGACCCGGCCTTCTTTGGCGGCTGGACGGCTGTGATCGGCCCATGTGTTGCTACAACTCCAGCGAAGTCCAGCACCAAGCAATGATCGGCATGACTCTTGGGCCGCATCCCTCGGCCTGCCATCTGCACATAAAGACTAGGTGACATGGTTGGCCTGAGCATCGCAACCAGATCAATATCGGGGTAATCAAAGCCAGTCGTTAGCACATTCGCGTTAGTCAATGCCCTGATCTCGCCAGCTTTGTAGAGCGTCAAAATGCGTTCACGCTCCGCTTTTGTCGTAGCCCCTGTCACACACTCCGCAACAATTCCGAAGCCTTTCAGAACGTCACGAACATTCTGAGCGTGTTGAACACCGGCACAGAAGAACAGCCAAGCTTTGCGTTCTCCAGCTCGAGCAATGACTTCTTGCACAATCGCTCGGTTTTGCGCCTCGTTGTCCACGGCGGCCTGCAGCTCGCTTTCAATGTACTCCCCGCCACGCTTTCGAACGCCTGATACGTCCAGGCGCTCAGCAGTTACCTTGGATCGAAGAGGAGCGAGAAACTTGCGTTTGACCAGCTCATCAATTGATACCGGCTCGATTAGATCGGAAAAGATCGCGGGCGCATCAGTGATTAAACCGTGTCCTAGCCTCCAGGGAGTAGCGGTAAGGCCAACCACACGAAGATTGGAATTGATGTCTTTCAGGTCGGCCAACAGACGTCGATAACCGCCCTCGTCTTTGTGGCCAACCAAATGGCACTCATCAATAATGACCAGATCAACGTGACCAATCAGATGGGCTTTGTCCCTCACCGACTGAATGCCTGCAAAAGTGATCGGCTCCCCGAGTTGCCTCCGTCCAATGCTTGCGCTATAAATACCCATTGGCGCCCCTGGCCAATGGAGTCTCATTTTCTCCGCGTTTTGCTCAATAAGCTCTTTCACATGAGTGAGCATCAGAACCCGGGTTTCTGGCCAGTTCTGCAGGGCATCCTTGCACAGAGCCGCGACGATGTGGCTCTTTCCTGAGCCAGTCGGCAGCACCAAGCATGGATTGCCCTCGTGGCCGTTTCTGAACCATTGATAAAGATGGTCGATTGTGCGCTGCTGGTAGTCACGGAGCATTTAGCAACCTCCATGCTGTTGCAGCCACCGCTGGAACTTGTCCGTTTCCAGTGGCTTTAAATCGCTCCATCCTATGGGCCAGCCCATCAGCCATTCGTGGATTTCCGGAGAAGGTTTTCCAAACACAATTTTGAAATTCCTGGCCGACGGCCACTTCTGCATCGAGTTCGCGCAATAATTCGCTTTTGTTGTCGGGGTGTGCAAGTAACCAATGGCGCTCCCGTACGTGGTCTGCACCCATGTCTGACGCGCTAAGGGATATTGCTTTGGTTTTGTAACCCAACGTTTCAAGGTCGTTACATGCTTTGTCAATTGCATTTTTAGATACGTTTTCTGCAAAGACAAATTTGGGAGAGACATCTGCCACGATTCGGAACATTTCCGGCCAAAGATCATCGGCATTATTTTTGCCTGCTGCCGCATTGCTGAATGCTTGGCAAGGAAACCCTCCAGTGACAATATCAATGGATGAAATCCAGGGTTTACCGTCAAATGTTCTAACATCATCCCATATTGGGAAAGGATCAAGTAATCTTTCGTTTTGTCTCCTAATAAGTATGCTTCTGCAATAGGGATCCAACTCAACGGCGCAGACAGTTCTCCACCCGAGAACTTTTGACGCAAGGAGTCCTCCACCAGCACCCGCGAAAAGAGCCAGCTCATTCATGCATCCCCCGGAAACATCATTTCCAAAGCATCCGCCACAGCCTGTTGAATCACTGGCCAATTGTCTCTATCGATCCAGGCCCTAATCTCAATGCTGGCGGCAGACTCATCTACTAGTTCCATCGTAAAAACGGCGATGTCATCCTCATCAAATGCATCCATTTTTGGGGGTGCCAGTTTAATCTTCATGCTGCTTCCTTTTGTTGTGTCTGCTGTGTCTGCTGTGCTTTCGGTTTCCGGGTGAACAGCGTAGAGTCTCCTGCCATCATTTGCACCAACTTTAGTTGTTTCTTTTTCTGTCGGTACCGTTGAGATTTTTCCACATCTGTCATTATTTTTTTCTTGGCATCAGGCTTTGATCCAAACTTGTAAATTCTTATTGGATCTTTTGATTCTGGCCGCTTGTCCCATTTGCAGATGTGCAGCACTCCTTCTCTGTACATCTCGCGGGTGTAGTGCAGTACAGTCACGTAGTGCAGGCCCGTTTCCTCGGCCAGCTCCTGGCACGTGTAATCGCCTTCCATCAGGTGCTTCATTAACTGGGCCATCATCAGCGCATTCACCTTGATGATTTTGCGGCCCTTGTTGCATGGGGGTGCAGGTCTTGGCATGTGATCCTCAGAATTTGATGTTGAGGCCGATATAGTTTGGCGCAACGACGATGCTAGATCCGCAGCCTGCGGCAGCGGTAACAGCAAAGTCTTTGAACGATGGCGTGTGGCGGTTGCGGTTGGTGCTGTCGTAAATCTCTTTGGCGAGCCCTACAGCCGCAGCGGCAGCGCATCCATAGCGCCAGTCGTCAGTGGCTTTTGTGAATGCGGCGCCGGTAGCGGCCCCAACAATTGCGTGCTGCCATTTGTCACGACCCCCCCAGGATTCGGCTTGGGCTTGTGTTGAGACCAGCAGGACAAGTGCAATTAACTTCTTCATTTCTCTTCTCTTTCGTTAATGACTTGTTGATAGTTCATCCCGGCATCGAAGCCTTCAAGAAAAGCGCGTGTTCTTACTAGCCTTGCAAACTTCTTTAGCTTCTCGAAATCTTCTTCTAGAAATCCACACTCCCAAGCGATTTGATTAATCGGCTCCTCGATCATTTGTCTGCCTCCATTTTCTTGGGCAACGGTGCCCAACCTTTCCAGAAACTGTTATAGCCATCCCAGTTTCCGTACGTTGCCACGCCTCCAGCTCCTAGCAGTTGGACCTTTACGGATAATGGGCAAGTGGTCATGGGTTGCCAGAAGTAATCTTGATCTACGGCTACTGAGCTTGTTGTCAGTTTTACTGTCATGTGTTCTTTTCCTTGAGCTTGGCTTCTATCTCTCTGGCGAACCGGCGTATCCCACCCTCCGATAAGCCCATTCGGCTTCCGTCAGACCAGATCTCCTCATCCGTCAGCCCTTGCCATTCGCGGTGGGGTGGTGTGTTTTTGTAATCTCTTGTGGGGCAGTCTCCACATGACACTCCAGGTTCACCTATTCCATTGCGGTCACAAAAACATGGTTCCTCTGGTTCGGCTTCACGTAGTGTGGTCATGTCGTTCCCCCTGTCGCTTTGGCAATGGCGGCGCGGGCCTTAGCAACTAACGTTGCAGCGTCGGCATCATCCGGCCCGTCAAATATCCCCCTCAAAAGCCCCTGCAATGCTGCCAGCAAATCAGGCGCAGCGGCGATTAAACAGGCGTTGGCGTTAATCTCTGATTGCGACTTGTCGCGGTGACTAAGTACAGCAACATCGACCGGCGACACCTCAGAAACAATGATTTCGCGGCCTGCCGCGCTGGCGCGGTTGCAGTTCCACGGTCCAGGTGTGTGCTTGTTCATTTGTTCCCCCTTGCTCTGATGGCTGCTTCTATGCTGCGACACTTATACCAATCTTGGTCTCCGTCGTAGCAATGCTCTTTGTGCTCGTTTGCTATTGCTGCGCACGCCTCGCGTTGTAACCGCATAGCAAACTCCAACATCTCGTCCTCGCCAAGATCAGACCATCGATTGTGTTTGTCCGCTTGGTTGTTCCACGCTTTGATGATGTCGTCTCTAGTCATTGTTGCTCCCCATTGCTTTGTCAACGGCAGCTTCAAATTCAAACCCACAATAACCAGTCCCGAAAGCTGCAAAACCACTAATGGTTTCTTGGTTATATCTGGATGGGTTCCACGAAAAACTAGCGTTGTTGTCCCTTAGCCATCTGTAGCGTTCTGCATCTGCACGCTCTGCTGCAGCCCCGCGCTCTTCAGCCCGTTTGATTATGTGTTTGGATTCGTTTGCGATTCGGTCTGCTTCCGCTGCGGCACCTGCTGCGTAGGCAGCAGCAGTGAAGTTATTAGCCCTCTTCATACACGCCTCACGCTCTGCTTCTGCAACAAGGGCGGCGAAGTGTTCAAGTTCATCAACCGTAAATTTAAAAGCATCTCCGCCCCATGTCTCTGAGCATTCGGCCTCACGCGCCATCCTGATAATGTCGTCTTTGTTCATCTCGTTCCCCCTATCAAATCCAAACTGGTCGAAACCCCGGGCCCAGGCTCACCGTTCACAACCTCGGCCCCATTGACTAGATAAACAGCACGCCATCCGTTCTCGTCGCTGCCTTTCATCTTCCATGGCACCATGTCCGGATGCAGCACATGAGACGAGCAACCCTTGTGCTGAAAATCTAGTGGGATGTCATTGCCCCACTTCGCACATTCCCAAGATCCAGAAACCGTGGCAGTTGAATGCGCACACGTCCTGCA